TTGGCAACCAACTCCGTTTCTGATCCTACACTAACAAGTTCTTCTACGGGGCCCCACTTAAAGTGACCGACAATCCCGCCGATAGAAGTTGATACTGCTGGGATCACATTTGTCAAGTCAATTTCGTTGACATCGACGCCAGGTGATACTAAAAATCCCATGCTATTTTCCTTTCAGTTGTTTGAGTTAAATAATAAGTTTTTATCATAATAAGATGTTTTTCAATATTGGTATTTATATATACCGAATTTTAGAGACCATATAAGATTATTTATAACGCTTTCCAGGCCCGCTGTGCTTCAATTAAATTCTCATATGCCGCATTGTCATATCCCATACCATCATCGATTATACCAAAGGGGGGAACATCATCTTCAATCTCCTGCATCTTTTTATCAAAGAGTACATCCTTAAGATTAATATCACTAATATTTCCAAAGGCATCAGAAGAAACAAACCAAGCAAAGAGAACCAGATTCATCACAAGATCGTCATGATTTCCCGTAGACGCCTGATAACTCGGGCCCTTTACTTCAAATGATGCAAGTTCTCGAATAGTCTCACCGTCATGTATCTTTAATTTACCGAATTCAATCAAGTCTTTGAGATTCGAACATCCGATTCTTTTGACCCGTTTAGTCATGGTAACACCAATTCCACCTCGTTTGATAGAGGATTCTACAAAGGTATTCTCATATTCATATTCATAATATACGGTATTACATACAACCTGTCCGGCATCATTATTCTCAATGAGAACCATTGCCTCATTATACATGTTGGCTATTTTAATAATAATATCTGGAAATATCAAAGGAGAAATCATATTATCGCGATAAGTCGCAACTTGTTCAAACTCTCCATTAGTGATATCAATTACAGTGAATGTTGAATAGTCTTGTCCTCTTCCTTTTGACACATCCACCATCATCAAATAATGATGGTTTTCCACTGGTTCACGGTATATCTTTACCTCTTGATACTCCTTTTTTGAATTTTCACTCTTCAGTCCAAGAAGAGAGTTGGCAGAGATTAAACTATTTGAAGACCCAATTGCTTCATTTCCATATTCTTGACGAAATTGTTCCTCACTTGTATTAGCAATGGTTTGTTTTTTCCATTCCTCATCTCGGCCCGGAACATTCCAGTAATCCACTCGAAATGCTTTAAAACCGTTTGTCCCTTGCAATGCTCCTTCAAGAAGTCGATAGAAAAGAGTTCCGGTTCCATTCTGTGTTGAGGTGATAATCACTTTACTGTTCTTTCCCGAAGAAATAACTGGATATGTTGAAGTATAAAAAGTATTGGCATTTTCCACAAAGGCAAACTCATCAAGAAAGAGAAGATTGACCGAGAGGCCTCGAATAGAATTACCAGATGTGGCAGATGCAATGATTCGTGAATGATTTGAGAATTCCAAAGATCCTTTATTTAACGCTCGGCAACCCGGTTGTAAAAAGAATGGAAGATTTTCAAGTGCCAAAGTTACCCGAGACAACATCTCACGGGCCGTAGAACCTTTATTCGCCAGGATCGCAATGGTCGTTTCAGGATTGAAAATTGCATACCAGAGAATGTAAATCACACATGAGATTGATTTGCCTGATTGTCTACAGGCCAGAACGATATTAAATCGATTCTTATTAAACTGTTTAAACATTTCCCGTTGATAATCATACGGTTTAAATTGTTGTAATCCTTTATCAAGTGTGATAATCTTTACATATTTCTCCGCAAAGTAAATGGGATCATCCGTACAGCGAATGTATTCATTAACTTCTTCCTGAGTGTAATCCAACGAAAGTCCATCTCTCTTGACATTCTGATTACCAAGGTAATATTCACTACTCATTTATATAAAGTTACGCCTTTTAGCGTTACGCCATTTAGCGTAACTTATCTCGTTCTTTCAAAAATTTCTGTAATTCCTTTGTTGAACCTACAAAGATTGAATTGTTTGTAGTGTTATTTCTCTCATTATCGTCCTTTGTTTGAGTAATATCCTTACGAGTTTTCTGAAGTTTAATAAGATCTTGTGACATCTCAGACGATTGTTTGATCATAGTTGATAAAACTTCGAATGCTCGGGGATGTTCTGTTTCAACAGCAAGAGACATCATATTATTGATCGCCTCCGAACTCAGATCAATCAGTTCCTTCATCTTTTGCCGAGAATATTCAACATCATTCTCGGTATCATTATTAATTTGTCCCTGATCAACAATTGATTTAATCCTTTTCGGTAATACCGGAAGGTTCTTTTCTAAAGAAGCAAGGATATCATCTTTATCACGGCGAGGCATATTCAAATCCAAATGTTGTTGTAATATCTAAAGGACTGTCTAAACTATCAAATGGTGATCCATCATCCACAGCTATAATTCTTACATTCTCTTCTCCAACTGGATTTGATGTTTTAATAGTTGGACTATCATCATTAGCCAGCATTTTACTGTAGTAATAAGTATCAACAATACGAATAACTTTTCCTTCAGAGGTTGTTCCCGCAAATCGAACTCGCATTTCAAACTCAAGAGTGTATATAAGAGTTCGACGAGATTCATATGATCCCTCATAATCATCAGTAAAGGAAACTCCATTTAGTACAATGGGAACATCCGTTGAGGTGTCGGGCCCTTCCATATTTTTTATGGCAACAGTGTATTCTGGTGTGAAAGAAGGAAGAATTTGTTCAAAAATCTGAAGAGCGTCATCTTGGGTTGTTGCCAAAATATTCAATTGTATTCCCAATTTATAAGGAACGCTTTGCATTACAGTATCCTTATTTCCACTACTTCCTGATACCGGAAAGAGTCGTTTGTTCATACGATTCAACTTTGCGGTAGTATCATAAGAAATAGAAGTAATCTCAAAGGACATTCTCGGTAATTTGATTGCAATACTTCTACTTGCTGCTTCATCTCTTTCGGTTGCAATACGAGAAAGAAATTTCGACTTCGGACCATATGCCAAAGGAACTCGTCCCATACTACCACCTTGTCGAACAATCTTTATATTATTAAAGATAGTGCCGAAGACGGCAACCGCCTTCTTCATGGTCTGATTATAAAAGTATTGTCCGTTGAGCATTGTTAAGTAGTTATGTTAATTTCACCGAAGGGATTACTTTCGCCAAAATCGATGAAACTATTTCCAATCGTTTCAAAATCTACATTCTGAGCATCTGGATCATTGTCATCAATTGTAGAATGACCATCTATTGCAGTAACAGGATAAGATGCGGCTGAGGCCGACCCAACAAGATTTCCTATACCACCGGCCGTTACCCCAAACTGAGTTGTACTTCTTTCTGGCGAGTCAAAAGATGTAGTGATACTTGAAACATCGACATAACCCGTTCCATCGGCCGAGACTTCGGCAGTGACAACGGTTTGGGGACTCACATCACCCAATCCTTGAGTGACATCTTCTCCGATGTCGTAAGTTCCAGAACCTGAACCAAGAGTAAGTCGAGTTCTTGTCGCAAACTGGGTTTCAAACTTATCAATTGCATCAACACCAGTATCAATTGCCTGATCGTTATATTCAAAGAGTTCACAAGTAAGTTTAAAAGTGGAAAGGTTTTGCAGTTGATAGAAAGGAGTTTCGTCTTCAACAAAAGAAATCTCAAAGAGACCATTAACCACTGGGACATAAAGTAAATCCCCTTCTTTGGGTCTGGTTGGTGATCCTCCTGCATCAGCATCAAATCTTCCAATAAGATCTTCCCATCGCCGGGCAGATATAATGAGATTCATTTGATCTCTTATCTCAACTCCAAACTTACTTAAAAGATCTCCATCCCCAGCAAATCCATCAATATTTTCAACATATGCTTCAATCATGTAAGATGATCCGAACTTAGACAGAGCATCTTCATCAAAGATAGCGTTGGTGTTGACTATCGTTCGTGGAATGTAATATACATCATGACCATAGATTTTTAAGGACTCAATGGTAATATCTTCATAAAGTCTTTTTTCGGCTGTGGTACCGTGACTGAAATAAACATTTCTTGGCATATTATCCTACAAAAAAGTGGGGAGGAGCTTCAAATCTCAACTGCATTTCAGTTTCAATTTTTTCAATCTCCGTATTTGCATCATCTAAGGTTTGCCTTCCATTAAAGGTAACTCCGCCAGGGAGTTGCATACCTTCAAATTTACTTAAATTGAGTCCCCATTGTTTCTTAAAGAGAGCAGTTGTATATTTCTTGACAAACATATCATTCCATATATCTGTATAGGTATCAGGATCTATCGCTTCATATCCATCAAATACAACGTATTCACCTACAGATAAATCATCCAGAACTTTTGTATGAAAGTTCACTCGGTTCTTATGACGAGAATATTCAATCTGCTCATACATTCCATTTACATTGCGATCAATAAGAGACATGAATTGTTTTGTCATCTCATAATTTACAACTCCTCCATAAGCACCTCCAAGATCAAAAATATCATTAAGGTGTATCTGATAATCTACCGAAAAAATACTTGTCGATGATTGAGAATTGCTGATCGCAAAAACATTATTGACCGTAAAAATATTGGCAGAGTTTGGTATTGTAATATAATCATTATCCTTATCAGCCTGAGTGAGAACATGTTTTCTCAAATTGCGAACAATTGCATCACTGTGATACTCTTGATAAAATTGAAGTGATTCATCAACCCTATCACTCAACTGATCATCATCCACATTTATCTCTATTACTGGATGACCCAGAGCTCTAAGGCAATAGTCAATGAGTTGTTGTCGTGTTGCTGGAGTGGCCATATGATCTATTTATAAGATTAGTATTCAGATTTGTATTAATTTGGATCATTCA